CTAGCAAGTTCTTGAGAATAAGTGTCTAAAGCTCTAGTTGCAGCCTTATTTGCATTATTTATAGTATCTCTTACATAAGCTGGTGTAAAGTAAATTTGAAAAAATACATCGCCATTATCTGCTTCTGTAATTTTTATTTTTGCACTATCATTATTTTTTATAGCTTTCCAAGGAAAGCGTATAGCACGTATATCTGGAGTATTACTACCACGAACAGTAACAGGAATACGTATATCACCAGATTTCATCATAAAGTTTTTACGTAACTTAGCGGCAGCGCCTCCACCGCTTAAAATTGTTTTTAATCTTTTATTATCATGTTGTGCGGCTACTAACTGATCTATTAAACTAGGAGCTTCCCCTCTACCTTTGGTAAAATCTACTCCTACAGATTTCGAATCATCTTCTAAAGCAGCGCGTGTTGTGGCTATGCGTTTTGTAGAGGTTAAATTCATACCTCTACCCGATCCAGCAACATCTATCTGAGAAGCTTTAGTAGCTGCACCACTATCATCAAGAGTAACACTTATACCTTTTACTTCTGCTGCTTTATTATCAAATATAATATCAGGTTGCACGCCCCTACCCGAACGCTCTTTAAGAACTCTACCTCCGAGAGCTTTAGCTACTTCTCGATCTAGTATATTTGAAAACTTTTTAGCTATACTTACTATTTCTGCTTTAATCTTTTTATCTTCTATTTTAAAACTTTTTGCATACAGACCTTTTCTATAAGCTAAAAATGCATCTGTATCTTTATAAGTAATACCATTAATATTAATACTGAAAGTTACATTAGATTCAAAGCCTCTTCTAACATTGCCAAAAGGATTTCTAGCCATTATTCAATAATCCTATATAAATCTAATATGCGTTTGATGTGTGGAGGAAAACTTGCAGCTAGTGGGTATTTTTCACCACGCTCGCCTTCAAGAGAAAATCCTTTTTTCTCTTGATCTTGTTTATAAATTAATTTAATAGTATCTAATACAGCCATTTTAATATCTGATGGAACATCAGCAGCTTCATAACCCCCACGATACTCAACTCTAACAGCAGCAGGAAAAGGTGCAAAAGCAGGAGGACCACTTAGTGTCATAGCTGGATAAGAGCTACGCACTACTGGATAAGTACCTCTAGTTGATAAGTTACCTGTATCTTTTGTAATCTCTCCCATATCTTTATTAAACGTATACTGACTATGTGCGTTATGTACATCTTTTGCTTGAGTAGTTTTGTTAGCTCCATCAAAATGAAAAAGACTTACAGTATCTCTGTCAGGAGCAAATCTATTAGTAGCAGGAATAAAAGCAGCTTTGTATCTAGCATTATCAGATATTCTCAATTCATCCATATAACCTACAAGATTTTCACCTATCACTACATTACTAGTAAAACTATTGTTACTAGCAGCAAAAGCTGTATCTTGTATTAGGTTACCGTTTAAAAATAATCTCATTTTTTGTGCTTGATTATCAAAAGAAGCTGCAACATGACAAAATTCTCTGGGTGCATAATTAGAAGTAGTTCTGCCTGCTTCAGATATTCCTGTAGCAGCAACAGTTGTGCCGCCTCTTCTTGATTCTATTCTTAGACCGTTAGAATCAGCAAACTTAAGCTGTAAATAATTTGTAGAATCATCATATATAGTAAATATATCTAAAGCGCCTATATTAGCAGTATCTTGTCTAATAAAAGCTTCTATAGTAAAGTCACCATCTTCAAACTGTAAATCATCGATTACAGTACTGGCTTCTAAATTATCTGCTGTAGCAACAAACTGTACAGATGATTTACCAAAACGTTTTACTCTAGTATTAATATTTGTTTGACCGTTAAATGCTACAGTCAAAGTTTCGCCTTCAGTATCTAAAGGTCTACCTATAGAAGTAGGATCATTAAGTATATGCTCATCAGTACCATCATATTCAGAAACTAAGTATACATTACTTAGGGGTAGTCTAGACGTCATAATGGAAGTTTTACCTCCATCAAAAATTTCTACATAATCATTAGCTAGTATCTCTTGGCCTATATAGTGTTCTACCATACCTGTAGCATAAAGTATTGTATTAGATATACGACCATCCTGTGTAGTACTAGATATAGATAAATAATCTTTAACGTCAGATAAATTGACAAAAGGGTATTTACCTAAATTCTGTTGTAGTCTGTCTACCATAATGTGTCCTTTCTAGTATTAAACTAGTTATATTTTTTTAACAGGTGCTACAACAACTTTCTTAATAGGAGCAGCTGATACTTTCGTTTTCTTGGTTTCTTCTAAAGTTTTGGGTATTCCTAGTATAGAAGCTGGGAGAGGTATTCCTTCATCCCATTTTGCAGCAAGTTGTTGGGCCTCATAGTTACCCCAACCGTGTCTATGAAGCCATGTAACAACTTCTTCTTTTGTTTTAATATAATCTGGAATTATAGATATATCCATTTTTTTACCTCTTTAAACATAGAAGGGGAGGCTGACCGCCTCCCCCCATTTTCGTATAACAATGTTAAGTCAAACTTAGTTATTGAGATTACATGCATAAGAATACTTAGTAGTATCCAGAGCAGCAGAAGCATTAGTAGTAAGTGCTTTAAAATCAAAACGAGTTGACATATACATAGCTGTAACTTGCTGACGTGGTTCGTACTCAGATTCAATCTCAATACCGCGACGTTCTGCAATCATAAAGCCAGGCTTGTAAATCATTACACCCTGATGACTACCAACAGCACCCTTAGTGTCCAAGAACTCAGAGATAGCGATTGGAATACCGTAAACAGCACCGACCGAACCTGTGAGATATGTAGCATTAGCACCAAAGTTATCAACAGTTCTAAAATCACTGTTTGATACTAGAGCATTATAACCTTCAATAGAAGTAACAAATACAAGATCATTACCTAATTGTAGACCATATTTACCTAATGCAGAGCGTGCAGCTGCGATATGAGCAGGAGCAATGTCACTATTAAGTCCACCACTAGTAGTAGCAATACCTGCAGCAGCAGCTAAGGTACAAATACCAGTAATTACAGAAGGATTAGATCCGCCACGAGTAATTGCAGCAGCAGGGTTGGCATTAAAGCCAGCAACAGCGCCGGAACCACGAAGGATGGATTTATCAATCGAACGAGCAAGACGACGAGTAGCTGCAGCGCGCAGGAAATCGATAAGAGGAAGAACTGTATCTTCTTCTTCGTCTTTTGCAAGGTGTGTAGTAGCCATAAATTTATGTGGAGTAAAGTCCACAGATTTAATTACGTTCTGGTTACTAGTAGGAACGCGTGCTTGATCGTTAATGCCTGTGGCAAAAGTTCCAGACTGGAACATTGCGACATCACCATCAGTATCTTCATCAGCAACTGGTACTCTGAAGTTACGAGCGTCTACCGACATACGGTTAAACATTGGGGCAATAATAAGTTGTTGCTCCATCTCAGTATAGATATTGCTTGAGAAGTTACTCAAGAACTGATCTACAGTAGTAACGGCTTTCATGCGCGAACCTATATTGGTATCGAACACATCACGCTTGTTAAGCATTTTGGAAAGCATAACAGCATTAGCCATTTCTTTCTCGCTAAACTGCGATTGAGCAGTACTACGTGAGTTTTCTTGGAATTGCATTTTAGATGTTTGCAATGCCTTAATCTCATCTTGGTACTTAGTCATTTGGGATTTTAGTTCTGCCAGCTCTTCGTTTTCACGAACAGTGATAGCTTTTTCTTGTGCGTCTGACTCTTTAATAATAGCTTCGCCAGTTTTTTCAACTAGTTGGGCAACTTGAGGCTCAGACACGGTTGCGACAGTTGCCGCCTTAGTCTCGATATTGGCCTCTGTTTTGAGGGTTTCGAGATTAATTGTATCTACGACTTGATCAGCCATGGGTTCATTCTCCTTATCAGAATTATTGTGAAGCTCTTTAGTCAGACTTTCGTTAGAATCCTTGTCTTCACCTATTTGTGTTTTGGTTTCGACTGGTGAAGAAAGTTCGTCTGCATTCACATTAAGAACATTATCACAGTCTTTTCCATTAGAGTCAATCTCTAAAAACT